GTCGCCGCACAGACCGAAGCAGGAAACAAGGTTGTCGTAGCCGCCCACCACAGAGACATCGTTGATGCGCTTGCGGCAAACCACGGAGGACTGAAAATCCAGGGCGGCATGAAGGTCGAGGAGGTCGAGGAGGCGAAGAAGATGTTCATGACCAAGGGCGTCATTGAAGCCCCGGCGATTATCCTTTCGATCCAAGCCGCCAAAACCGGCCACACGCTCACCGCCGCACAGGATGTTTTGTTCGTTGAGTTACCGTGGACGCCGGCCGACGTAGATCAGCTTTACTCGCGATGTCACCGCATCGGCCAGAAAGGTTCCGTGCTCGTCACGTACCTGATAGCCGAGGACACCGTCGATGAACGCATCAATGGTTTGATCCAGTCCAAGCGCAAGGTCGTCGACAACGCAACCGAGGGTGCGTTGGAAGAGACCGAAGATTTCACCCAGGCGCAACTGATTCTCGAACTGTTGATGAAGGGGCTCGGTCCGGATGCCTGACGTCAATCTCAAGTCGGCACCCCAGCGGGAAGTTCTCGATGTTGTGCGAGTCGGTTCGTATGGTGCGGTCGAGTACCACCACAAACTTTCGTGCGGTCACATTGAGCGTCGCAAACGAAAAGCGGCAGCAAAATATATTGCGTGCACGCTGTGTGCCATCTCCATTCGGGCAAAGGAGGAGCTGGGTGAGCTTGCACCGGCCAAAACAACCGCAGTCCTGCCGGACGACATCGATGCGCTCGGCACCGAGATTGTCAGCATCGAGACAAGTGCGGCACGAATGGTCGCCGAGCTTGCCGCCATATTCAAAATCCCCAACGACATGGTCGCAATCAACTATGTCGATGAAGGGGAGGTATTCACCGTCGGCGGAGCCACGATATGGCTCGACCTGGAAACTATGCAGCGGATCCTTCGGGAGAATCGACGTACTTTGGTATCCGAAGACGAACATCGAATTCGTCGTCCGCTCGGACAGCAATAACTTCAAATCCAAAGGCATCCATGATGTCGGCCGCGAAGGCGTACATTTCGTTGTCCCACTGAGCCAGCTGTTGGGCGTCCGTCGACCCCTCATCGAGGATGTCCATGAATTCTTCCTTCAAAGCCGAGAGAATTTTCAGCCTTGCTTCAGCCGGGTCAGGAGGTGCCATACCCCGACTGTAGCCGCTTGACGGCACCCCCCGCAGGTGCTAGTGTGGCATCAATCGTTGACAACCGTCAACGGGTCACATCAATTCAAGAAAGAGCAAGCCATGTTCACAAACCAATCCACCATTGTCGGGAATCTCGTTGCAGATCCCGAAATCAAGTACTTCGATTCGGGGTCCGTCAAGGTCAGTTTCACTGTCGCAGTGAACCGATACTGGAAAGACAACAACGGAGAAACCAAGGAGCAGACCAGTTACGTCGACATCAACGCGTGGAAGTTCCTCGCCGAAGATGCCGCCCGTGCGCTCGTCAAGGGTTCCCGCGTGTCCGTCACCGGCCGTCTCGAACAGCAGACCTGGGAAGACAAAAACGATGGCACCAAGCGGTCCAAGATTCTCATCATCGCCGACGAGATTGCCCTTGCCATTTCCGGGGTCGAGTCCTACGAGCGTCGCAAGCGCGAGGAGAAGCCCGAGGGGCAGCAGCAGGGCCAATCACGCTCCCAGAGCGCTCGTAGCGCGTCTGGAGCGTCCTCACGAGCATCTACGGCGCGTGTTCCTGTCGCCGCCGGCGCCGGTCGCAAGCCATTGGTTTCCCGCGACGATGTGCAGGAATCCGAAGAAGAGCCATTCTGAAATAGGTTTCTGCCTGCGGTGAAGCGGCTCCAGTGAGGGCGTACCGCGGCTAAAACCCAATATCCATAAGGGTTGTAGCTTATTTGTAATATCAGTCCCAAACCTGGTAGACTTGTCTAGTAATCGAATAGGGCTCCACTCCTGAATACGGTGCCCGCCTAAGTTCCCTAACACCAGAACCCATCCAGGAGGAATCGTGAAGCTCTTAGAGATTGGTAATTGTTTATCCCAACGAGGCTGCGATGCCAGTTGGTTTTCCTATCGGCCGACGCGGGATGGCGTACGTTGATCGCCGTTGCCCGGTACTTGGGCGGTTGGTTCGCCTCAGTGACCGTGGTTGTTGGGGGGATGTTCGTACCCAACACGACGATGGAGAGTACGCCCACAGCTACAACCGTAGCTAAGCCGGTATCGGTCCAGTCGATCGTCTACCTAAAAGAAACCGTTGAACACCCCAAAAAGGTCAAACCCGAAGGAATCGTCCATTACGGGATTACCTTTACCCACGGCGACATTTCCTGGCTACCGAAGCTCGCCGCTAGCGCTGGCTGGTCACCGGAGACGTGGGAGAAGCTCGGGCAGATAATCCTGAGAGAATCCGGCGGTTGCCCGAACCGTCGAGGCGGCGACAAGGTCGACAAGAACTGCATCATCACGGGCGTCTCCGAGTGGAACCACCGATCGGATACCGGTCTCATGCAAATCAACGGCGTCAACTACAACACGAAACGAAACCGATGGGCGGCCATTTGCCGTCAAATGCAAATTTGTGAACAAGAACCGTTGCTCGACCCGCTCACAAACCTCAAAGCGGCTAAAATACTTTACGACCTAGCCGGCTGGGACCCATGGGACCCGTGTACTTGGGATGCATCCAGATGTCCAAAGAAGAAAACCTCACCGTAGACGAACCCATCATTCATAAATCGGTAGGCGTTTCGGGTGCAAACTATTTCATGACTGCATGCGGTCTCTATGACGGCACCTACTACACACATCGTTACGATTCGCAGGTAACCTGTCCGCGTTGTAAGTCCATCGTGGTCAAAGGGGTAAAAGAGTGAGCTCGAAGTATTACCTGAAAATTTTCGGTAAAAAAACAGAACTTGCGACACTGCCCCCCTACACCGGCCATCTGATGATCACCGGTGACACAAAAAAATTCATCGAGTCCAAGCGCCAACTCCGCAAATGGATGGTGGACCTGTCGCAAACCTTCGGCTTCATCTCACCGCGTGCAACGGCGCGCAAAATCAGCCTGGATGGCTTCGAGGGGCTGGTCGGGACGATGTCGGCCGCCAACGCCTATGCCTCCGTGCGCACCGTCAGGGGCGCCACCGGTAGCCGGGTAGACGTCGACATATTCTTCCTTTCGATGATAAATATCGACGACGCACTACTTTCCGTGGTCGAGGACATGCAGTTGACGACACTCGACTGGTATTTCATCGACCGCAATGACGGATTGCATATAATTGAAGATGACGAACGTTTCGATTCGGTGTCGCTGAAGGATCCGGAAGAAAGTTGACATGTGGTATCAATGTGGTATCAAACAGACCATCCGTTTCACAACAAAAATAAACTCTTCGGAGAGTTTGACATACTGAGAGCGGAAAGAACACCGTGCCCAGTCTGTGGCCACCCGACCGGCGATTGCACAGACGACAAATCCCTGAAACCCGATCACATTCTCGGTGAAGACTTGCAGAACGAGACGTTGAAGTACGACAAAGTGATTCTTGTCGAGGAAGATGTTTACGAAACTCACCAGATCACGCCGTTTACGACCAAGCGCGTGCTTATCCACAGAAAAGGTTCGTACGTCACCGTCGAGCGCGCCAGAGAATTGGGTATCTTGAAAAATAATTGACAGGACGGGGTGGTTTCTGTCTTTTAGAATGTACTCTTCATTCTTCAACAAGAGGACGTTTTATGACGACACTGAGCGAAGCCTTCCTTCAGACCTACGCAACCAAGCAAGCCCCATGGGGATTCGGCGGACTTGGCGAAGTCGTTTACCTACGCACGTACAGTCGCAAGACCGACACCGGCCAGGAAGGTTGGGTCGACACCATCCGTCGCGTCATCGAGGGCGCAGTCGAAATCGGGGTTGAGCTCACCGAGAAAGAAGCACAACAGCTTTTCGACCACATGTTCAACCTCCGCTGCACCGTTTCCGGTCGCGCACTCTGGCAGTTAGGCACACCGCTCGTAAAGAAATTCAACGCCGCATCGATGAACAACTGCTATTTCACCAACATCGAGAAGATAAAAGACTTCGAACTCATATTCGATTACCTGATGCTCGGTGGCGGAGTCGGATTTTCCGTAGAGCGCTCCAAGATCCACGAACTCCCCAAAATCAAATCCGGCGTCACCATCACCCATGAGCGAACCAACGACGCCGACATCATCGTTCCCGACAGCCGACAGGGATGGAAGCGACTACTTCACGCGGTTCTCAAATCATTCTTCGACACCGGCAACTCGTTCACGTACTCAACGCTCCTCGTCCGCGAATACGGTGCCGCACTCAAAACATTCGGCGGTACAGCGTCCGGCCCTGGAGCCCTCATCGACGGCATCGACGACATCTGCAAAGTGATGCAGGCGCGCGAAGGCAAAAAGCTGCGCTCCGTCGACGTGCTCGACATTTGCAACATAATCGGCCGCATCGTCGTCTCCGGTTCGTCACGCCGTTCAGCGCAAATCGCAATCGGCGACCCAGACGACGTGCTGTTCCTCAGGGCAAAGAACTGGTCCACCGGAGCGGTCCCAGCATGGCGCGCCAACAGCAACAACTCGATTTACGCCGACTCCTACGACGAAATCATGACCGAACTCTGGAAGGGCTACGACGGTTCCGGTGAACCGTACGGTCTCGTGAACCGCAAGCTCGCGCGCACGCACGGGCGCCTGGGCGAGAAGATGGCAGATCCAACGATTGAGGGATTCAACCCGTGCGCCGAAATCGGTTTAGCCGACGGCGAATCATGCAATCTCGCCACGATCTTCCTGCCGAACGTCGAATCACTCGAGCAGTTCAAAGAGATATCCGAGCTGCTGTACAAGGTCCAAAAGAAAATCACCCAGATGAGCTACCCGTACGACAAAACAACCGACATAGTCCGAAAGAACACACGCATCGGCCAGAGCGTCACCGGCATCCTGCAGGTCAATGAAGACAAAATATCGTGGCTGTCAAAGGTGTACGAGCATCTCCGTGCGTTCGACAAGAAGTACTCGAAGGACAACGGTCTACCCATATCCGTACGCCTGACCACGGTGCAACCATCCGGAACCCTGTCTTTGCTCCCCGGTGTGACCCCGGGTATCCATCCGGCATTCGCGCAGCATTACATTCGCCGGGTGCGTTTCGGGTCCGCCGACCCGCTACTTGACGCACTCCGCAAGCGTGGATACAAAGTTGTCTGGGATATCGGCATCGACGGCCGGGAAGATCACACCCGTGCGGTTGTCGAGTTCCCGTGTAAATCGCCAGACGGTGCGGTTCTCGCGGCGAACATGACCGCAATCGAACAGCTCGAATGGGTAAAGAAAATGCAGACCGAATGGGCTGATAACGCAGTGTCCGTCACCGTGTACTACCGCAAAGATGAGCTGCCAACGATCAAGGAATGGCTGGCGGCCAATTACGACAACTCGGTCAAATCCGTTTCCTTCCTGCTCCACAGCGACCACAATTTCCCGTTGCCGCCGTACGAGGAGATTACGAGCGAGATGTACGAAAAGCTGCTCAGCAAAGTCGATTTCTCTGTTCCGCTACGGCAATCATCATTCGGTGGCGATATCCCACTCGACGAGTGCTCGACCGGAGCGTGCCCAATCAAATGACCACCATGGAGATAGTTGGAATCGCCGCAATCAACGCGTTCGTGACGCTCATCGTTGCTGGCACGGTGCACGTAGCCGCCATCAGAATCATGTCGAAGTTCAAGGAGTCCGACGCCGAGATGCGCCGGTTGCGCACAATGTACGGCCACAGCGAACACCAGCTCAATCAGGTCGTCAAGAAACTCGCCGCCATGGAGACGGCTTTTACCCGTCGCGAGAAGCCCGATAGTCTCGGTGGGTATGACCGCCACCGTGGCTAAGAAGTCAAGCGCCAAAAAATCCGAGACCAAGCACGCGACGGTCACCTTCATCGGCGGCGAGTATGACGGTCGCTCCATGGGTTTCGTCTACCCGACACCCGAATGGTTGGTTCTGAGCATGGGCACCGAGTTATACAGGCGCGTGGACCCACCCGGTGTAATCGACGCGAAGTACCGGCTCACCGATGACTGGGACGAATACCGAACCAGGGTCGGCGATAAGATCCGTATATGAGAATTTTCCTCAAGACAGTCATCGTGGCCGTCGCGGTCGGCGCAGCAATAGTCGTGCTTCTCGCATCACCGGCCGTGATCGGGAACAATCTGTGAACGACAGAGAACAAGGAGTGATCTAATGGCCAAGAAGAAAAAAATCAGCAACCTGAAAGTTGAAGTCGGGGAACAGCTACCGTCTGAATTCTTCGATGCTGTTCAATACAAAAACCGTAGTTCGTGGGGGCGACCATCTGGTGACAGCACACCTGTGCGACTCAAACAGGGCGTCTACATCATCGAGGCCTACAACGGCAAGGAAGCGGAAACTCTTGCATTCATTTCAACCCGTGGTTTCGATCGGGAACATTCGATGTGTCTGTTCCACTCCATGTCACTAATGGACCTTATGCAATACTCCTCGCGACACAACAAAAAAGAAACCTTGCTTGAATGGTGGGACAGAGAAGATGAAGAACGCGAACGCAGAGAGCAGAGACAGGCTGAAATAGACGCTAAGCGGAAACAAAATAGCCAGAACCTTCTCAAAGGGTTGACAGACAACAATCCGTGAACAACCAGAACCGCATCGCGATACCCGGATTCACACACGAGCCTTCAGCTAGCCAAAACTACGATTGGTACACACCACCAGAAATTTTCGAGAAACTCGGTGTCGTATTCGATCTTGACCCTTGCTCACCGGGGATGGACAAATGCTTCGTCCCCACCAGACACGCCTACGTCCTGCCGCAAAACGGCTTGACTGAACCGTGGTTCGGACTCGTGTTCTGTAATCCACCGTATGGCCGAGAGACGGGCATGTGGATGCAGAAATGCAAAGAACACGGCAACGCGATATCGCTCGTGTTTGCCAGAACCGGCACCAAGTGGTTCCAGGCGACGGCCGGATCGACCAGCGCAATCTGCTTCATCAGGTCGCGCGTCAGGTTCATTCACGGTGGCACGATGAAGCCGGCTAGCAGCGCCGGAGCCGACAGCATGCTGATGGCATGGGGTCAGGAAGCCAAGAACGCGCTCATCAATTCCGACCTGGGTATGATTGCAGAAATCAGATGATTGCCGACCACCACAACGTCTACGACTTCACCGAATGGTATTGGTTCATTGGCATCGCCACGGTCTTCTGCGTAGCCCTCGGCATCCTTTTGAAGTTCCTCGGCGACGATTTCGAGTAGGTCAGTGCTTTAGTTCCACTACGAGACAGCCTTGGTCTTGTCGTGTCTTGACCGACATGTGGGAGCGCGCAGCTGTGCGCCGGATGTAATCGATGAGTTCCCTGGCCTCGTACGGAGCCCATGTCGGTATGTGTATGCGGTCCACCTCACCGCTCAGGAGCGCGTCAATCATGGCTTCGGATTCGAGCCGCTGGAAGTGCCGCGACCTCAGGAGCAACTTCATCAGCCTTCACCTTTGAGATAGTCCTCTATCTCGTCGATCATTTTTGGCGACTCCTCACGCGCCTCAGCTTCGTCCATCGCGCCTATGAGTGCGTCCATGAATTTTTTGGCGAGACCAATCTCTTCGTCGCTCAGTTCATCTCCATCCCAAATGACCCGAATATGGCCGTCGTAATTGACTTTTTCTTTTTCGGTCAGCTTTGAAATTCGTTCAAGATCCTCAGCGTTATATGCGTTCCAGCGCCCATATGCGACGTATCTATCCAAAGCTTCGTTGGCCATTTCGAGAATGGCGGTTGGCAACATGCCCAGCACCCTAACCAGCTCGTCATTCACCGCATCACGTGGTGGCATCAGCCCTCTCCCCAGTGTGCGCGATCGACCGTGGGCACCTTCGTGCGACGGTATTGGACTTGGTTACGGGGTACAAAAACGGTTACCAGCGCCCGCCACAATTTCGACAAAGACTTCATTTCTGTTGACCTCCTTTGCGCCGTTGCGCGATTTGTGTGCATCGTTGAATCAAGACGCCGAGTCTCTTGCGGTCGTCTGCATCCAATTCGTCGGCCATGATAACGCCGGAGTGGACCAAGAACCAATGGTGGATATCACGGATATACCTGTCGGGTACGCCGGATTTCTGTATCTGCGAAGCCCACGAACCGATCGACTTGGTTTCGGAGACGTCCATGCCACCAATCATCTGCACCACGAACTCGCCGATGTCTTGGATGATCGCTTGGTCGAGCCCGAAGTCGTAGCCGGGTTGAAACTCTTGTTCCCAGGCTTCTAGGTCACGGTCCGACATTTCAGTCGGAGATTACCTTCTCTGGCTCCACGTCGAGTGCTATGCAAATCCGAAAGAACGTGTCCAACGATGGGGAAAAGTGGCAGTTTTCGATTCGGTTGACCGTTTTGCGGTCGATCCCGGCCGCATCAGCGACAGCGCCTTGACTGACGCCGAGCGTTTCGCGTTGAGCCTTGAGTCGCTTGGCGACCTGCTTGGCGGTGATTGACATTGTTTTCATGGGTGTGTGCTCGTTTCTGGTTGGTGGTTTGAGATGGGCAGTTTGATGACGTGCCCAGGTCAGAACAACTACCCGTCGACAGAAGGGGTGATGAATTGTCGGCGGCGGCGTGTGTTCTACGCCTTTCGGTGTTGGTTACCGAAAATCAGTTTTCGTCGGACTCCGACGGCGTGCCGTGCTTCCAGTCGAACGGCGTCGCCATCGACACCTTCGGGAATTCGGCATCCGACTTGAGACCCCACTGACGGATGGTCTTCATCTTGCGACCTTCGATGTACGCGTTGAAAGCGTTCATGATGGTGCCGGCTTCGCGGAAGTTTGGCGCCGCTGGGCCCACCGTCGTGCCGGTCTTGATGAAGAACGAACGCAACGCCAGTCGCGGGTCGCCGGCGTTCAGCTCGACTCCTGCGCACGTTTCGTCGGTGAACTGCTCGATCAGTCGACGACCGCGTGACTGCGCCGCCAACAGGGAGAAGATACCCCATGCCGAGTTGACACAACCGATGTGGTACTTGGCTTTGGTGCCGAGGTTCTTCGCCCATTCGACCATGTCTCCGTGCTCGGTGCAGAAAGCCACCAAGTCGTCACCCGTAACCAACTGCATCGAGCCGTGGGTCATCGGGTTGAGTCCGGCATCCACCGCAATCACCGGACGCACCATGGCGCCGACGAAGGTGGAGTTGGCAAAGCCTGCGATTTTCAGGACATCACCGTTGGAGCGCACGACTCCGCGGTCGATGACCGTGAATACGGATGTGGGCAGACCGGAGATGAGCATCGCATCGAACGACACACCAGCTTCCACACAGGCGAGCAGACGGTGCTGACCATCGAGCAGCACGAGGTTGTCTTGGTCGTCGGTGCCGACGCGGATGGCATCACCCGTGTAGGCCCACTGACCACGCTTCATCGCGCTTGCGTACATGATGACACGCTCTCGCTTGACTCGTCGGTTGTTGTTGTTGAGCGTCAGCAGGTCTGCTGCGATGTCCGGCGTGATGACGGTCTTGCAACCATCCAGCTTTGCTTTCGCAATCAGGTGCTTCGTCGCTGTTTGCATCTTGCGTGGCAGCTCTGGTGTCGGTACAGCGCTCTTCGCTTTCTGCGTTGTCGTTGCTCCCACTGAGGGGATCGACACCTTTTTCGGTGTCACTTTGGTTTTCTTTGGCATGGTGTGCCTCCGTGTTAGTGATATGCCGTTATTGGCAGTACATGAACTATAAGGGGGGTGTGGGGCAGAAAGCAACCTTTATTCAAGAAATTTTTTGAGGTGCTTTTTGGGGCCCAAAACGGCGTTATCCTTGGTCCATGGGACATGAACTGGAATACAACCGAGACGGAACCGCCAGGTTTGCTTACGTGGACACCGGTATAGCCCCTTGGCACCGGCTGGGAACCAGCGTTCAGGGCTTGCAGACAGCCGAAAAGATGCTGGAGATCGCCAAAGCAGACTTCGACGTCATACTCACCCGTGTCGCCGCCGTAGATGACGAAGGTAATGTCATCCGCAACGTCGATGGCTCACCCGTAATCATCCAGGATTCGAGGGCAACCATACGCCAGAACCTTGACGGAACATTCGACCCACTAGCAACCGTCGGTACCAGATATGAGGTGCGCCAAAACAAGGAAGTATTAGAGCGAGCCCTCGCCGTAGTCGGGTCATCCATGGGTGAAGCGGTCATGGACACAGTCGGCGTGTTGCGCAACGGCAAGAGATTCTTCGCCACCATCGAACTTGGCGCCCTGGTAATCGACCCCAAGGGTGTCGACGACCGCATCGCCCGCTATCTCGTCGTATCCTCGGGTCATGACGGCGTCTGGCCCATCCGGTATGCCAACACAGACGTACGCGCCGTATGCCGCAACACCGTCGCCCTGGGAATAAAGGAAGCCGAACGGGTATTTACCGCCCGGCACACCCGCAACGTCGATTTCGCCCTCGAAGACGCCCGTGAGGTTTTGCGAATCTCGGTCGAATGGGGCAAGCAGTTCCAGGTTCTCGCCGAAAAGATGCTGTTGGTCAAAATCCCGCTAGGGTCACCCAAGGTAGATCAGGTACTACGCAAGGTTTTCCCCGACGTTTCGACGACGGGTCGTCAGCGCAAGAACAGAGAAGAAACGATCGGGCTTGTGAAAAGCATTTACAACAACTCGAACAACGCCGGCAAGTGCGGATACAACGGCTGGTCGCTTTACAACGCAATCGTCGAGTACTTGGATCACTTCCGTGGCACATCCGCCGACGAACGCGCCATCGCCTCAATGGATGAAGCATCCGGCGTCACGCAGAAAAAACTCGTAGCCCAAGCAGCTGTGCTATCGTAGTTGCATGGCAGACTCCGAATTTGAATCAGACGACGAACTGTTCGACTGGAACGAAGAGGAAGACGAACCCCAGCATCAATTGGCGCCGGAGCGTCGCAACAGGGAGCAGCTCTACAAACTGAAGAGGGCGAGACACGAATTTTTCGCCGCACTCGACAAATACGCCAATGTGGCCGGTGAAGAAGGGCTGAACGAGGTCGTATCGCAGTGCGAGCGCAAGCTGCAGTGGCAGCTGGAATGCGTCACCGACCGGGCAACCATAGACGACATCCTTTTGCGCCGGTACGATATATACGAGCCAGATGCGTGGCTTCGTTTTAGAAACTCATGGTTCGAGAAGCGCGTTCGTAACGATATGCATCACATCGGCGTGATGCACTCCGCGATGTTCGCGCGCGCCGTAGCCAAGAAGAGTCTTCCGGTCAAGGGCCGAATCATGCTGTACACCCGTGAGCTTTTGTGGTCGCTGATACAACACATTGACAGAAAGTTGCAATCGCGCTGATTTGACGTTGACTGTGTCGCCGTAAGCGACTACCCTCTTAGAACCACACACCGGGGGTGCCAGTGAGCGAACACAGTGAACGGTTTTACAGCGTCATAAAAAATGCAGCGTGCGCCAACACGCCGAACGAATGGTTCTACCCACTTTCACGAATGCTCGAGGACGACAAAGCGCACCTCGCACGCGCCCGTGCCATATGCCAGTCATGCAAGATCCAAACAGACTGCTACGCGCATGCCATACGACACGAGGAGTTCGGGTTCTGGGCTGGTTTATCACCACGACAACGACGAATAATACGAATCAACGAGCGAATACCCTTCGAATCCCTGACCGCACAAGCGAACACATGGCAAATCAACTGGAATCAATCCTTGAAACGCGCCGGCCGCGGCGCAACAGTAGAGAAGCAACGCGGAAATAAATGAGCCCCATACTCGTTCCGCAGCACGTCCAGGACTTCCTGGATCGCCTGGATGGCGTAACGCGGAGCGGCATGGGATGGGCAGCGAAGTGCCCGTGCAGGAACGACGACAACAACCCGTCACTCACCGTCGGCGTCGGCAAAAACGACCAGGTGCTAATCAAATGCCACAACGGCTCTCCGTGCAGCGTCGAACAAATCGTCGGCTACATGAACATGAAGATGGAAGACCTGTACGAAGACAAAACCGTACCCGTGAAAAAATCGGACAACAGGGGCGCACGCAAAGTCGACAAGGTCTACCAGTACACAGACAAAGACTTCCAAACACTGTACGAAAAAATCAGGTACAAATACGAAGACGGAAGCAAAGGCTTCTCGCAACGTCGGCCGGACCCAAACCAACCGGGCAAATACATCTACAGCATCATCCCCAAAGAACAGCGCGTCCTATACAACCTGCCAATCATCCTCAAGGCGATCGAATACGGCGAACCCGTGTGGCTCGTCGAAGGCGAGAAAGACGCCGACACGCTCGAACAACTCAACATCATGGCGACGACAGCAGGCGGAGCCGGAACATGGGAACAACAGTTCACCGACGTCTTGGCTGACGCGGCAGCAATCATGATCGTCGCCGACAACGACGAAGCCGGCAAGACCCACGCAGTCAGCGTGCAACGCGTACTGCAAGCCGCCGGATGCGCAGACGTTCGCGTCTACATCAGCCCGTACGGAAAAGACGTGACCGATCACATCAACTCCGGGCACGCGCTGGAAGAACTCATAGAACTCGACTTCACGCCGACAGCAGAACAAATCGCGCATCTCAAGGACGACAGCACCGAAGAGGAAGACATACTCGCCACAATCACCGAGATTTTCGGTCGCAACATCAAACTCGAGCAGAAGATATCGCGAGCCCGTGCGCATCTCGACGGAATCGGCGTCATGGACTTCGGAGACCAGGGGCGCCTCGTCGAATGGCAACAGTTCATCGACGAAACAGTTGACGACACGTACGACTGGGTGATTCCCGGCCTGATCGAAAAGCAGGAGCGTGTAATCGTCGTTGCAGCCGAGGGCGTAGGCAAAACGATGCTCCTGCGCCAGGTGGCGATTCTGTCGTCGGTGGGGCTGCATCCGTTCACGTTCCAGCCGATGAAGCCCATAAGGACCCTGACAATCGACCTGGAAAACCCGGAACGCATCATTCGACGCACGTCGCGTTGGATAATGAAGAAAGCCCTGAGGTTCGCCCGCGATCGTGCGCCACACGGAACCGAAATCAAGTCGGATTCGCACTTGATGATGAAGCCCTCCGGTTTGGACCTCATGTCCCCGGTTGGGCGTGCGCTTTTCGAGCAGACAGTCGACCAGGTGCGCCCGCAGTTGCTGTGCGTAGGTCCTCTGTACAAGTCGTACGCCGATACTGGGACGTTGACGAGTGAGGCGTTAGCCGTCGAGGTTGCCAAGTTTTTCGACTACATACGCGACGTCTATGAATGCGCCCTGTGGATCGAGCATCACGCGCCGCTGGGTCAGTCGCAAACCTCACGAGAGCTGCGTCCCTTCGGGTCAGCCGTATGGTCACGTTGGCCGGAGTTCGGGTTGGCGTTGTCCCCGGACCAGTTGGGTGGGACCGATTACGTGTACGACGTGCGACATTTCAGGGGTGCGCGCGATAGGCGCCCGTGGCCGCTCAAGATGAAGCGTGGCATACAGTTCCCCTTTGAGACACTAGAATTTATGAAAGAAGATTTCGGGGGCAAGACCCCTGGCGCCGACGAGGATTTCTAAATGTCAGAAGAGACCCCTAAAGAGAAGAAGGGTGGCAAATCGCTCACCCGTGAGTTCCTGGCGGAACGCGACCTGCGCATCTTCAAGCTGCGACAAGCAGGTGTCCCTCATCAAGAGATAGCTCGTCGTTTCAGCATGACGACCGGCGCTGTCGGATCGGCGATTCGCAGGCAACTCGAGAAACTCAACGGGGAGGCGATGCTCGCGTATCCGGAGGTTTTGCGCATGGAGTTGGAGCGCCTCGATTCGTTGCAGCAGAACATTTGGCCGCAGACGCAACATCGCAAGCAAACCGCCGACGACGGCTCCGAAATCATGCTCGAACCCGACCTCAAGGCTGTTGACCGCGTTCTGTCGATCATGGACCGCAGGTCGCGGCTGTTGGGCATGGAACGCAACAACGTGTCGATTCAGATGGACGTCACTTCGGGCGGCGAAACAATCAGGTCGACATTGGCTGGCGCAAAGCAGGCCGAAGAGCGAGTAAGTGCATTCACGCCTGAGGTGGAAGCCAAAAAGCTGATTGAGCTGATGACGTCAACAGGTGTCCTGTCGCAGGACGTCATATCGTCTCTGACTGGTGTCAAGGCGATTGAAGCTGTTAGCTCTGTGTCAGATCAGCTAGGAGACGATAACCTGGGCTCTCAGCTACCCGTGGACGAAAATGAGACAGCCAATGAGTGACGAATCGGTCGACAACCTGGATGCCGCGATGGACAAGGTCGCGGAAACGTTGAAGCCGACACGCACCAAACGGATAGGTCCAAAGGTCGAGAACGAAGAGAAGACGCTTGTGCAAGTAATCGTGCGTACAACCGACAACGAACGTGAACGCTGGAAGCAGGCTGCCGCTGCGGCAGGTAAATCGATGAGCGAATGGATTCGCGAACTGTGCACGACCGACGCGACTCAAACGCTCGAGTGCCAGCATCCTTTGGGCATGCGTCTCAGTTACCCATGGAGCGAAACGTGCCTTGTCTGTGGAACCAGGTTACGTGGCTAGGAAACCTGAGTCACCAGAGTCGCGTCGCCAACGAGCGATGAAGGACCAGATCAAGCGCAAGTTCGGGCCTTTGTCGCCGGACATGAAAGACATCATCAGGTTCATTCCGAAAGGCGTGTCGCCTGCTCGAATCGCGCTGAACTATGCGAGGATGCTGCGCTTCAGGGGATTCGAACCAAAGGGATTGATGAACATCAATCCGGTTCTGTTTCCAAACGAATCGGCATGCAGGCGTGCGGTTCTCTTGTTGCGCAACAACGGCATGGTCGCACAGAGCGATGATGGTCGATACGGAATCACTGCCCGTGGCGAGTTGGCGATTCAGCTGCTACAGATCAGGGAACCGTCGATTGTCGAGCCATCAGGCTTCGACGTTTACTAGAACTAGCTGCCGAGCAGCCACTCAGTCACACGCTTTCTTAGCGTCGACTTCTTGATGTCGTTCGCATAAACGACTTTGCCAACCACGTTTGCCTTCGCCGGAGCAGCAGCTTTCTCGGATGCAGGCTTCTTGGTAGCAGCCTTCTTGGCTGCGGGTTTCTTCTTGGCCGGGGTTTTCTTATTCGATGGTTTTTGATTGCGCTGTGCCACTGTGACTCCTGACGTCGTTGCGTCAACAGTAGTCGATGAAGTAGCTACATGGCGGAACATCTACCTGTAGGCACATGGTTCTGGCGTACCATTGGATATGGTCGACACTCCGTTTCCATCTGCACTAGACAAACTCGCACTGGCAGTGTCGTCGGCAGTCGAGGTAAAAGAACAAACAGTCAAGGAATATGGAATTGGTGAGGACATCAACATCAACCTCTACACATGGAAGGGCGCAAGACTGGCCGCAATCTGCCAGATGACGTCACAACTCATGTGCGAACCACACGAGAAAAGGTTCAGCCGAGTCGTAGACGCATCGGTCATCATTCGCCAGACGCTCGGCATCGACGCAATCACGATGATCGCAGAGGGCTACCTCAGCATGGATCCAAGAAGCACGGAGCACCTGTCGCTTGCGTCAGCGTTCGTCTCGATGCCAGATATCGTCAAAGAATGCATCACCTTCACACACGTCTTCGAAGAGAACGTGCTGTTCATGACCAAGCCTTACAGGTACACAGTGCCAAGGTCGGTCATCTGGGAGGACGAGATATTCACGCCAGGTCAGACAATCATGAGGGGTGGCAACGGCAAGTACCCCCTCATGTTCAGCAAGGTACTAAGAGAGGTCAACTCAGACGAACCACCTGAGGACAGACAGATATACCTCGAGACGATTACGTTCGGCCTAAGACAGTTGGGCTTCGAGATCACATGGCTGTAGGTCACCCGTAGGCACCTAGCGCGACCTACAGGAAGCTGTCTCCTGTGAATGGCTTGAGCCTCACGACGTCGAACGACAGGATCGCACTAGGCGAGATGATGCCTGAGTAGGTGAACGACTGCAGGTCTGATGGGTAGAAACCACTTGGCTCATCCTCTTCGGAGTGTGGGGTGAGCCACGTCTGTTCGAGCAGACCTGCGAGTATCGTGCACACGACAGCAGTGTTCGACTTGTGTATGTCGTACGTCGTCTCCGTGCCACCCGTGGGCGTCGCGACGTCGATGACACCGAGCAACCTGAAGCCGTTGCGTATCCGGATGAACCCTGCTGCATACTCGGACTTGTTGGCCAAGTACACGACGCGATCGACACTGGGGATGATGCCAGCCTGACGGATGAACGGCTCGCAATCAGGGAACGTGGCGTGATACAAGAAGTCGTGCGTCGCAGTCGGCAACACAGGCGCGACTGGGGACTCTCCGGTCATACACAACCTCGTCTTACAACACGGCTCACGATGCGACTACCTCCGAGTCTTCGACGCGCGACTCAGCCACGTGAACACGACAGCGAGGTACAGGAACCAACCTGACGTGGTCACGAGAAATGGGGCAGGCGACGCGACGTCGAGCAACAACAAAGCGATCAACCAAACAGTCATGTAGGCAAATGCTGCAATACGACGACGTTCTCTCATTCGATTCTCAAGGTAGGTGTTGTAGCTAGGCATATATGGTTAGTCTAAGCACCAATGGTGTGGGGGCGCAATAGCGTTCGGCCGGGGGTCGCAGCGTCAGCTGTGGGGCAGGCAGAAGCTATACGCGAGGCGAACGAGGGTTCGTCGCCGGACAGCCAATGTTTTATAGCCCCGAGAACTTTCCGGCAAGCGCGCAGCAGAGGGTGCAGGCGTGTGTCAGTGTTTGGCTGCTGGTTTCCAAATAGATTTATCTGGGGTTGTTTTGTTGTGGCTTGCTGGTTATAGTTGATCGTATGCCAGCTTTGAATGATGATGTGATTGATGGTATTCATAGGCGTTTGTGGGCTGAGGCCAGTGAGCGTTTCGGTTCGAAGTTCAAGGTTCCCGATGATGTGGTGTGGTCGATTTCTGAGTATGTGAGGGGTTTGTCTGTTTTGCAGACGTTTCGTCGTAATGGTGGGGTCGGGTCTGTTGTTTCGTTTTTGAGGTCGTATGGGATTTCTGATGGGTGTGTTGAGAGTTTGGTTCGGGATGGGTATGTGAAGGGTGAGGTGAAGCAGGATGGGCCGGTTGGTTCTCGGAAGGCGCGTTTGCGTGCGTTTGAGGATTGGGCTGTGAAGCATCGTGGTGAGCAGTTTTCGACGGATCAGTTGATTGAGGTTTCGGGTTTTTCGCGTGCGTCGTTGTTGGATTATTTGCGGATTTCGCGTTTGTTTGTGAAGGTGAAGCGGGGTGTGTTTGAGGTTGCGAATAGGTAGGGTGTGGTGTCATGAGACCTAGATGGCGAAAAGCTGCTCCTGTTGAGTTAGATTTATCTGACGATGCTGTTTTGAAGAAGTTCGTTACTGAGGCGGTTGAGCGCCAGAACGAGTTTCGTGTGAATCATGTTCGTGGCGGTTTGGATGCCGGGTTCAATTTGGTTGAGAACGACGAAGCTCGGGATGTTTATATGCGTCAGGAGACTAATATCAGCCTTTTGCTTGATGAGTGCAAGAATTATTGTCCGCATATTGACACGGTTCCGTTTCCTCGGCCGCATTTGTTCATACCGGCGGTGAATGTTACGACTTGTTTGGTTTGTGCCGACGATTTTTTGGCTTTACTTGATTCCGATGACCATTGTTGTGATTTGTGCGGCAAGGAGTCGGTTGGGGAGCTTACTCAGGTGAGGTTCGGGTTTGGTCCGGGTTTGATGATTGTCTGGCTTGGGCCGTGTTGTGTCCGGGATTTCAGCCCGAGAATTGCGTCGTGATGATGTTGCCGTCTAGGTGGCTTTGGGGTGGTAGTGGTCTGATGCTGAGGACTCTTTGGAGCCATCTGTCTGTTCCGTCGTAGCGGGCTTGGAAGGGTTTGCGACCGTGGACTGTTGTTTTGTTGTCGATGGTGAGTAGTTGACCTGTTTTGAGGGTTATTTCTTTTTTGACGTTGTGGATGGCGCGTTGTAGGGCTTTTAGGGATTCTTGGGCCGGCGGGTTTGTTCCGGTTGTGAGGTCTTCGTCGTAGCAGAGTTCCCAGCCGTAGTGTGTTTGGCGTAGCGGGGTGATAATCGTTTTTTTGTCGGCCGCTCCGCCGATCCGGAAGCTTTTGTCGATACCAGTTTGATACCAGGGTTTTTGGAGGGTTTCGATGGCGAGCGGGCTCAAGTCGTTGAGGATGTTGTCGAGTTCGGCGTAGGTTGTCGCGGCTTGTTCGTCGCCCCTGAGGCAGAGCAGGTGGACGTGGGAGGGTTTGTAGGGGTGGAAGGCTGATTCGGTGTGGAATTGGAGTTGGGTTCTGGATGATCCGGAGATTTGTTGGTCTTCTTGTTGTTTGTTGGGGATGAGGTTCTGGACCAGGCGGCCGTTTTGTTCCTGTTTGTAGGCGACCGGGAACCCGTATTTTTTGGCGTGGTCGATGAGGGCGTCTGAGGCGTGTTTGACCTGGGGGTCGTTTATGCTGCCGCTTGTTGGGGTT